TAACTATGAAGACGAATATGTTATCAGTATTGTGTGTGATGAAATATTTTGTGAGAAGCTAAAATTGGACGGAAGATATTGTATGCTATCTCCAAAATTTGTATTTTTTGATGAAAATGCAAATTCTAAATGCGTTAAATATTTTGAATCGGATATGAAATATGAATTTGAAATCACGGAAAAAGAATCTAGTGGTGACTTTGATCAGGAGTTGAATTGTCATGACGATTCTATTGATGTAGATTTTTCTGATGATGGACAGGGATTTACATGTAGCAAGCGTGATAAGAATGGATATAGTTCTATTTCATATTGGTCATCTGAACAGGTTGATAAGAATCATTTATCTGAGATTTTGAAAAGTTTTTATTTATAATTTTGTTGAGTGTGTAAGACTGTAGCTTACGCACTCAAATACAGGTCGTTAGTGTAATTGGTAACACGACAGTCTCCAAAACTGTTAATCAGGGTTCGAGTCCCTGGCTTCCTGTTTACAATTTTCTGCAAATGAGTGCAGAGAATAAATGATTAGAGACGGGTGGATGACCTGATAATGAGTAATATAGGATTGTTAATGCTCTCCTATCACATTTCTATTGGCCTAAAGGTTCATGTCGTGAGACAGCGTTAATTCCTTTTTTATAATATTAGCACAAGGAGAAATTAACGATAGATACTTCTGATAAATTAACAACACTTGAAATAGCAGAAATGCTAGGTATAAGACACTATAAGGTTTTGGAAAAAATAAATGGTACGAAAGATAGAAAAACGAAAAGCCTTATTGATTTATTACAACAGCAAAATTTAAATAAACAAGAATATTTCATTGAATCTATCTACAAAGATAAAAGCGGCAAGAAAAATAAATTATATATTTGTACGTTAAAAGGCGTCAAATTACTTCTGGACAATTTGAGGAATTATGAAAATAAATCAGCTTTACTCCTATGGTTCGAAAATCATGCAGATAAAAAGATGGATATTATTTTGTATAATAGACCAGAAATATATTTTCTTGATGAATTAGAACAAGTTCTTTGTGCTATGAATATAAAAAGTATACGACAATATTCTGTATTGCCATATTATATAGATTGTTATATTCCTGCATTAAATTTAGCTATTGAGTACGACGAAGGTGATCATAAGTATTATACATATGAAAATCAAGAACTTCGTCAAAAGAATATTGAGAATGAATTAAAATGTACTTTTATCCGATTATCTGATTCAAACAGTAATTTATATAATATTGGTTTGGTTATGAGCCAAATTTTAAAAATGAATGCAGCGTGAATTATGCTAAAAAGAATAAATTTTATAAAGAAGCAGTTTAGTCATACTATTCTGCTTCTTGTTATTTTGGAAGGAAGTGAGAAAAATAGCAGGTAGAAAAGTACAACGCAATAGTATTGTAACAAATGAATTATTAGCTCAGGTTAATCCAGAGAATATAGATTTAGGAAATGATTTTCTTGATTATCTCCGATCGGTTGATAGAGCAGGATCAACGATCGATCAGTATAAGAATGACCTAAAAATATTTTGGGTATATTTGTTACAGCATTGCAACAACAAATTTTTTGTAGAATTGTCTAAGAGAGATATTTCAAAATATCAAAGTTACTGTTTAACGGAATGGAAATGGAGTCCTGCTAGAATGAGACGAGTAAAATCCACTCTCTCATCACTTTCTAATTATGTTGAAAATATGTTGGATGATGAATTTGAAAATTATCGTCCGATTGTTAGAAAAATAGAAAATCCGGTAAATGAAAAAGTTATGGTAAAAACTGTCTTAGAGGAAGAACAATTACAAAATTTACTTGATTATCTTGTAGAAAAGCAACAATTTGATAAGGCTTGTATGTTATCTTTAGCAATGAATTCTGGACGTCGAAAAAGTGAATTACCGAGATTTAAGGTAAATTACTTCGATGACAAAAATATTATTTATGGATCTCTATATAAAACTCCAGAAAAAATAAAAACTAAAGGGCGTGGAAGTCGTGGAAAAATGCTAACAGCATATGTTCTTTCCAAACCCTTCAAACCATATCTTGATTTATGGATGAATTATAGAAAAGAACATGGAATTGAATCAGAATGGTTATTCCCAAAGAAAGTCAGCGGAGAATATATAGATAAGCCAATGAGTGCAAAAACACTTAATAGTTGGGCTGAAACGTTTAGCAGAATTTTAGGAGTAGACTTTTATTTCCACAGCTTACGTCATTTCTTTACAACCGCTTGCTCTCGAAGTGGTCTTCCAGACAACGTTATTCAAATGTTGATTGGTTGGTCTTCTCTTGATATGGTAAGTGTTTACAAGGATATTGAAGTTGATGAAGAATTTGAGAAATATTTTTGCGAAGATGGAATAAGAAAAGTCGAGCAGAAATCTTTGTCTGATTTATAATATCTCATCTGGAGAATAATATAATATAGATCAGATATTGACTTATTCAGCAGGTTGTCTATTCTACTACAAATTTGTCATTTGTCAAGACTTGACTTGACATTTGTTGGGAATCATGGTATTTTGTTTGTAGACGTATAGAAACAGAGTTAAGAACTGAACTACATAATTATTCAAATAAATAAAATAACCACTTGATTGTCAAGTGGCTTCCAATAAATCGAATATAAAATTGGGATGTCCATCCAGATGGATTTCTCAGAGCCGAAGACGACGGCTGTTTTAAAGTTTGAACGAAAAGGATCGCTTAATTAGCGGTCTTTTTTCGTTGGGATGATATTCTGTAAAAACATTAGAACTATCCCGGCAGCGATTCCGGATAACAAACTGTTATTACAGATCGCTGTATATGTATCTTTGAAAAATCTTAGAAATGTATCTATATCGCATCACCCTCCTTTCTTAGCAAGGGTATCTATATAACGAAGCATCACTGCTCCGGTGCGACTCTGAAAAATCCTTAACATTTCATCCAGCCGTAAACAAAACGCCTGGGTGGACTTCCACATTTAGATTATATGATAAGAGGAAAAATCTGTCAATAGTAAAATATGGATGGTCGTGCAGCAACACGTAAACTGCAATCTCCTACTGACGTCTAGGAATCGGTATTGGCACAAACCTGAGAAAATGTGCGACGTCAAAAAATACAAAAAATCGCAAAAATATTTATAAAAAGGACGTACTGTACCTTTACAAAATTTTCCTATTGTGATAATGTGAAATTATCAAATACAGGAGGTAATTTTGTATGGATTATGTAGTAAAACATCAAAGCGCGAAGAACTTTACTAAAGATATTAACAAAGTAAAATACAGTATGAAACACAAGTTTCAACGCCAGGAAAATCAGTGGAGCAATCGTCAGAAAAGCTTACTGATTGACTCTATGCTTCGCCCATATCCGATTGATCCAGTTAGATGCGAAGTAGGCTCTGATGACGTCAGAAGAATCTTCGATGGCGTTCAGAGAGCTACCACCGTAAGAGATTTCTTTAAAGAAGATGGTTTTAGATTGGCAAAAGATTTAAAACCTGTTACAATTGATGGTGAAGTATACGAGATCGCTGGCAAAAAATATACACAGCTTGATGAGGCCGTACAGGATAAACTGAATGATTACGAAATGACAATTTATGTGTTTACAGATTGTACAGAGGCAGATATTCGTGAAATGTTTACTCGTCAGAATAATGGTAAACCGTTGAATAACACTCAGAAACGTACTGCTATTGAGAGTGAAAAAGTAAGTGATATTATCTTCAATCTTGCTGATCATGAATTCTTTGAGAAAGTCCTTACTGATGCACAGTATAAGAAAGACGTTCAGCGTGATCTGGTACGTGAGACACTTATGTTAGTTAATACAGATGAAGAAAATGATTTCACATCATTTAGAGCTAAAGATATCGACAGTTTTGTTGTTTGGTATGCTGAAAACATTAACGCTGCTGATATCAGTACATTGACTGATGTATTGGACACTCTGAATACGGGTGATACAATTAAAGTAAAATCTACTTCTATTCCAATGATTCTTTATGCTGGATATAAATGCTTAAAAGACAGCAAAGACTTCCGTAAATTTAGTGCTGCCGTAGATGAATTCATTGAAAATTATGATTCCAATGAAGCATATAAACAGCTCGTACAGTCTGGAACTACTGCTTCTGCTGGCGTTAAAGCTCGTCTACAGTATTGGAATAAAGTCGTAGATAATTTATAATTTTTTGTGAAATAATTTAATATGATTTTTATTATGGAGAGTGGAGCAATCTACTCTCCTATTTTTATGGGCAGATGTGCTTAGTGGCGATAGCAACGGACTGTAAATCCGTCACATTAGAAACACCGTAGGTTCGACTCCTACTCTGCTCATTTTTGTTTTGGAGCTTTACTCAAGTTGGATGAAGAGATCAGTCCTGAAAACTGACAGGCCGCTAACAACGGCGCGTGGGTTCGAATCCCACAGGCTCCGTATATAATTAGCGAATGGAGGCAGTGCCTCCGTATGCCGGTATGGTGGAATTGGTAGACACATCTGGTTTAAGCCCAGATTGTTATGAGCAGTGCGAGTTCGAGTCTCGCTGCCGGTATTATTTTTTTATAAAAGGAGACATACATATGAAAGGTATGACTGGAATTTACAGGATTAATCCTGCGTTGTTTGGTGGAATCATGGCATTATTCGTAGAATTAATAGTAACAATGATTTTACCTCTGTAGAATATAAATGATAGAAATATTTTATTAGATATAAAGAAGAGTATATTTATTACTCTTCTTTTTTTATTGTAATAAATAAAAGAAAGAAGGTGACACAATGGCTAAAGTACTTGATCCGTTGTCGGATAATGAGGTCAATAAAATGACTGTGGTAAATTTAAGAACGGCCTATAAAAAATTAGCAGATTTTTGTAGAAAAATCCTCAATGGTAATTTAGTATATTGCAGCCATTGTGGACAATGGAGAACTCGGATGGCCTTTTATTCATCTGATGTAAGTGCAGATCATTTGGAACATTATGCTTGCAAGGAATGTATATTAGACGAATGTACGGATTACGATAAAAAGACTGGTATTAGAACGGATAACAGAGAAAAAACAATAGAGACGTTTAAACGTTTGAATTGGTATTTTGACGAAGGAATTTATAATGATCAATTACAATCATTGTCTGAACAGACGGGGGAAAAGGTAAGAAGCACTGCTGTACAACAGTGGATAGTAATTTGCCGTAGTTTGAATGATTATAAAAATAAAACTTTTAAAGATTCGGTATTTGATCTTGATGATGAAGATGCAGATCAAGAATATAATACAAAAATTGTTCAAAAAACATTAAAATCAGCGAAAAAAAGATTTGGGAATTATAATACCGAAGATTTAATGTTTTTGGAGAATGAGTATAAAGATTGGACAACTAGATATCCATGCGAAAATAAGGCACAAGAATTATTATTCAAGAGAATTTGCTTTAAAGAACTTGAAATAGATAAAGCCCAAAGAAATGGAAAAGACACTAAGGAATTGGATGCAACGCTTCAAAACCTTATGGGAAGTTTGAATGTAAAACCTTCACAAAAAACATCTAATGCATTAACAGACAATCTTACTTTCGGACAATTGATCGATAAATGGGAACAGGAAAAACCAATTCCAGAACCAGACGAAGAATTTAAAGATGTTGATAAAATTGGGTTATATATTGATGTTTTTTTTAAAGGTCATTTATCTAAAATGATGGGACTGAAAAACGCATTTTCTGCTCTATATGAAAGATTCATGTCTAAATATACCGTTACTAAGCCACAATACGATGAAGATTTTGATTCTGAAGCACTTTTTGATCAAATTTTTGGCTCAAAGATTGACGAGGAATAAATTATGGCTATAAGAAAAACTCAAGCTGAGTTAGAAAAAGACAAAGAGCAGAAAATAATGGATACTGTGGCCTGGAGAGCTGCTTACTATAGAAATAACCCGCAACGTTATGTGTCAGAAGTCCTTGGAATTACTTTAAAGATATTTCAAAAAATATTATTGTGGTGTATGATGCACTACAATTTTACAATGTATCTTGCCGCAAGAGGCCAGGGAAAAACGTATTTAACGGCACTATTTTGTTGTGTTCGTTGTATACTTTTCCCTGGAACAAAAATAGTTGTAAGTTCTGGTACATTAAAACAGGCAAACGAAGTATTGCTTAAGATACAAGATGATTTTATGAAACAATCATCTATTTTACGATCGGAAATAGAAAAATGTAGTATCGGACAAAATGATGCATCTATTTATTTTAGAAATGGATCGTGGATAAA